CGAAATCGGCGGCAAAACGTACTACTACAAGTGAGGTTTAGCCATGCACCAGACACTTATTAATTTAGTCGAGAGTCACGAGGAATACCTTGCGCAGATCGCTGATCTGGAGGATCACCTGATTGAGAAGCAAGACGAGTTGGAAGACCTGCACGAAGAGTTTGCTGATGCTGTCATGGGCGAGGCAGAGAGCATCATCAACAAGATCAAGCACTGCGAGCAGTTGATCGACTTCGCCAAGAGCGATATTAGACAGGCGAAGAAGTTTGCAGGTGAAGCCGCCGACCTCCTGCAATATATGGAGCAGCACACGGATAACTACGAGCAGGTCGGAAGCTGGAGACTGCCGATCGACTTCATACACGACGACGATTTTGAAGATCACGTACAAGAACTTGTGCGTGACCTCCACGGCGAGATTGAGTCGTGGATAGTCATCGACTGGGAATCGACTGCCAGCAATATCAAGTATGACTACACCTTGATCACCATCGAAGGTGAAGAATATTGGTTCCAATAGGAGAGACAGCCATGCAGTTACAGATAAACAGTAAGAAGTTCGGACGTGTGATTACCTTCACCCGTCCGTCAGGCACCGAGTACCTGTATGCCGATGTCAACGGCAAAGCAGGCACACTCGGGTTGCAGTTGCATCGCAACGGGTCCGCGCTGGCGTACGGCGGCGGAGACGAGTCGGAGTTCCAGCGCCTCGTGCGCAATTGGTACAGGTGGTGGATCGCATGAGTGCATATCAGGCGGTGTTGTGGTTGGGTGGTCAGAGCGTTGCGGCGCGTCGGCTGGGTGTCTCGCCCCAAGCCGTTGACCAATGGATGATGCGGGGCAGCGTGCCGCCTGCCCGTGCCATACGCATCGAGCAACTGACAAAAGGTAAGTACAAAGCACAGGATTTAGTCAAGATGCAGCCAGTCTACCGAGTAAGGTTAGGGTCTGATATGTCTGACATAGAAATATCAGGGTTTGCTACCGATATCATTGACGATTCGCTGTTCGGCACCCATACTAAAGACAGCTTGCCGGAGTGGTTTCGGAACAAGCTATCAGTTCTTTTGGTTGCCGAGCCTCGGTCTGAGTACATAGCAGGCGTTGGGGCGCGGATCACTACGCATACGTTCTGGGTCGAGCCGGAATGTTATGTGTCTACATAACTTTAACGGTGCCTAGCGGCACCGTTGAAACCAGAGCCGGAGCGACGATGGGTGACGTGATAGATTTTGAGGACGAGAAAGCCAGCAGACAGCCACACCTCGCGGCGTCTGCCCGGTGCATGAACTGCGGGTACATGTTCTCGGTGGTTGCGCCAGTAGGCACTGTGATATTCGAGTGTCCGCACTGCAACATGGAGAAGGGCGTCGCTGAGGGGTTCGTGCATAGCGGTGGGCTGCACGCTGTGTGTGGCTGCGGCTGTGACTTGTTCCGCGTCACACCTGAGTATGTCTACTGCATACAGTGTGGGCAACGGATCGGAGCGACGTGCTGTGAAGACGATTGAGATGTTGTGGCTGATCGGTCTGTACATCGCAACGGGGTATCTGCTGGCTGGAGGTTTCAAATAGTCACCAGCCAAGCACGAATAGTCACCAGCCAAGCATAAATAGTCACTAGGTAGACACGAATGAGCACACGAAAATGCCCCGCGTGCGGGTCCGAAGACCTCGCGCTGATGCGCACTCTCGACCTGAAGTATTGCTGTTGCGGTACATGGATGCCGTGGCGGTTGGACGCTGGGCAGACGCCTGTCGGGTACACCAAGCCGGTTGTGGAGCCTAAAAACGAAAAGGGACTCCACAAACTGGAGACCCCGACAACTGAGGAAAGCAAAGATGACTGAATACGCCTACAGCCTTGACGCGGAACTGTACGACGGCCCGTTTGAAGATATCGAAGATGCACACCAGGACGCTCGGCAGTACATCGCCGAGTACGAGCCGGACCAGAAAATGTACTGGATAGCCGAGGTCGTCCCGGCTGAAAAATACCTTGATGCGCCCATGCTTGGCAATGCAATCGCCAACTTGATCAACTTGGAGTTGTGCGACTACATCGGCGGTGATGAATGCGCGGTGTGCGTCGATTGGGAAGACTCGCGGCGCTTGGGTCAAATAGTGATCGACTTCCTTCGGAACAGCGGATCGTTCGAGCGGTTTGGTGTGCGTGATGCCAAGGAATACAGCGTGGAGGAAAAAGACAATGAGTAAGCCGAGAGATTGGATATCGACGGGCGAAGCAGCAAAGATTCTCATGATGAACAAGAACGTCCTCCGAGCAACGTATTACGGAAAGGGAGAAGTCTGTGGGTTGGTGCCCGAGAAGGATGCCAATGGTTGGCACCTGAAGTGGAACAAGCTTGAAGTAGTTAAGGCGTCCATACGACGGCAGGCAGACTGCACTGTCATGCTTCGCACCTTGGAAGGCGTCGCGGAGTGGCTAGGGGAACAGAGGATACAGAGCGACGACGGACGCATAGAGTTGATGTACCACGTCTTACAGGAACTAGAGGGGAAATACTGATGTATGAAGATCGTTTTTTGACCACAGAAGAATTGGCAGAGCGGTGGCAGGTAAGCAAAGGCACACTAGAGCGCGATCGTGCGAAGAAGCAAGGCGTTCGGTATGTGAAGTTAGGGCACGCTGTGCGCTACCGACTGCAAGACGTAATCGACCACGAAAATGCGTACACACAAGAGCCGGAGGCTGAATGATGGACCCGGAACTGATACGCATCATTGAAGACAACAACCTGCAACTGCATGGCGACATCGAATACTTCGCGGAGATGGTCGCCCAACGTGAGCGTCAGGCGTTCCCGAACCTTGATCCGGTGATAACGTGGCTTGAGAACGGCTGTGATCCACGAGAGGCAGCGAAGGAGCTGCGTTTGTACGCAGAGGCAATCAAAGCAAGGGGGGAAGCATGAACGGAGCAAAAAAGGCAACGCCATATAAAGAGCTTATGCGGCAGTTGTTGGACAGAAATGTTCCAAAAACCGAGCGAGAACACGCGGCGGCAAGAACAATAGAGGAACTGCTGGAGGCGCTGGAGCAGCTGGAGGCGCTGGAAACACTGGAAAGATTAGCCGGACTGCCGTCGATGAAGGACGATCCAATAAGAGTTAAGGCACGAAAAGCCATCAAAAAAGCGAGGGGAGAGGAATGAGCGGCATCACATTTCACACCGAGGGCAAGGGCGAGACGCTGCACATAGACGACAGCGGCACGCTGCCACCGGGTACGAAGTCGCCGGGTTACAAACTAGAAGGACCGAGAAAGATGACAGACAACGTAAACGGACCCGCGCACTACACGTCAGGCTCCATCGAGTGCATAGTGGCAATCCAAGCCGCCCTTGGTGCGGAGTTTAAGGGGTTCTTGCGCGGCAACGTCATCAAATACCTGTGGAGGTACCAAGACAAAGGTGGCGTGGAAGACTTGCGCAAAGCAAGGTGGTACTTGGAACGCCTGATAAAAGAGGAAACGGAAGCATGAAGGTGTATATGAATTTTGAAGAACTAGCAGTAAGCGTCGTGGAATGGGCTAAAGTTAAAGGTATCCTCGACTGCGGGACGCGGCTGGGGCAGGCACGCAAGACATTGGAAGAAGCCGCCGAACTGCTGAACGCAGTGGAAGACGACGACCGCGCCGAGATCATCGACGCTATCGGTGACGTAGTAGTGACCGTGATCATTCAAGCTGAAATGAATGGGCTGAACGTGGTCGACTGTCTCCAGTCTGCGTACGACGTGATCAGCAAGCGATCTGGTACCATGTTAGACGGGGTGTTCGTCAAGGACGGTGCGTGATGACGCCCGAAGCGAAAGTGAAGAAGCAAGTAGTCGCCATCCTGAAAGAAGTTGGCGCGTACTACTTTTACCCTGTCACGAGCGGATACGGCACCAGCGGGGTGCCGGATATCGTTGGATGCTGTGACGGTAAGTTCTTCGGTATCGAGTGCAAAGCAGGCAAGAACAAACCAACCAAACTACAGGAGCAGCAACTGCGTAGCATTGCCGCCTCTGGCGGTATCGCCCTTGTCATCAACGAAGACAATATCCGCGACGCTTACCGCGTCGCTGCGAAGCAAGAGGACTGACACATGGCATTTATAACTATAGATTTTGAGACGTTCTACGACGTGGAGTATTCGTTGTCGAAAGTCACCACAGAAGAGTACGTGCGTGACCCACGTTTCGAGGTCATCGGCGTCGGTGTCAAGGTTGACGGCGGCGAAACCGAGTGGGCGAGCGGATCGCACGAAGAACTTTCCCTGTACCTGTCGCAGTTCGACTGGGCAGATAGCATGGTGCTGGCGCACAACATGATGTTTGACGGTGCGATTCTGTCGTGGCAGTTCGGGATCGTGCCGAAAGCCTACGCCGACACGCTGTGTATGGCGCGTGCCCTGCACGGGGTTGAGGTGGGCGGCAGTCTCAAGAAGCTGGCTGAGCGCTACCAGCTTGGCGTCAAGGGAACAGAAGTCGTCAAGGCGTTGGGCAAGCGGCGGGAGCAGTTCACGCCGGAAGACCTCGCCAAGTACGGCGACTACTGTATCAACGACGTAGAACTGACGTACGACTTGTTCAAAGAGTTCATGGCACAGGGGTTCCCCAAGCAGGAGTTGCGGCTGATCGACCTCACGCTGCGCATGTTCACTACGCCTACGCTGGAACTGGACAAGCCTGCACTGGAGGCACATTTAGAAGAGTGCCGTGCCAGCAAAGAGAAGCTTCTGGAAGAGTGCGGGGTGATCAAGAGTGACCTCATGTCTAACAAGAAGCTGGCACTCGTGCTTGGAAACCTTGGCGTCACGCCACCGATGAAGATCAGCAAAACCACAGGGAAAGAGACTTATGCGTTCTCGAAGACAGATGAAGCGTTTCTTGCTCTACAGGACCATCACGACCCTCACGTACAAACAGTCGTTGCTGCGCGGCTGGGTGCTAAGAGCACACTGGAAGAAACTCGCACGCAACGGTTTATCGACATCGCCAGTCGCGGGAAAATGCCGGGGCCGATTCGCTACTGCGCGGCACATACAACGCGCTGGGGAGGTGATGACAAGATCAATTTGCAGAATTTACCCAGTCGTGGACCAAACGCCAAGAAGCTGAAGAAGTGCATCGTCGCACCCGAGGGGCATGTACTGATTGACTGCGACTCGGCGCAGATCGAGGCACGTGTCGTCGCATGGCTGGCTGAGCAGGAGGACGTGGTAGAAGCGTTCGCTGCCAAGAAAGACGTTTACAAGAAGATGGCTTCGCAGATTTACAGCGTTGCCGAGGATAAGGTGACGTCTGGGCAGCGCGAGGTAGGTAAGGCTGTGATCCTCGGCTGCGGTTATGGCATGGGTGCGGCACGTCTGAAAGATCATCTGGCGCTGAAAGGCGTCGACGTGTCCTCCGACGAAGCTCGGCACATTATTCAGGTATACCGCGAGGCAAATTGGTGTATAAGTAACTTATGGGCTTCGGCTGGACACACGCTAAAGTACATGGCGAATGGCGACACACTGCCTTTCGGACGTGAAGGCGTGCTTGAAGTGTACGGTGGCATGAAGGCTATTCGCCTGCCTTCAGGTCTGTGCATCCGTTACGGCGGACTGCGCGGCGTACAGGGTGAGAAAGGCGTCGAGTACATGTACGACACACGCAAAGGACCGAGCCGTATTTACGGCGGTAAGGTCGTGGAAAACGTTTGTCAGGGCATAGCACGCTGCATCATCGGCGAGCAGATGCTGAAGATCGCCAAGCGTTACCGCGTCGTGCTGACCGTGCATGACAGCGTGGTGGCGTGCGTAGCAGAACAGGAAGCAGAAGAAGCGCAAGCGTATGTCGAGCAGTGCATGCGTTACGTTCCGTCGTGGGCGACTGGATTGCCGGTCAACTGCGAGAGTGAAGTTCATAAGACGTACGGAGGATGAATGAGCATCAAACCTTGGTCATACAGCAAGCTGAAAGCATTCGACACGTGCCCAAAACAGTTCTACCACACGCACATCCTGAAGGAGTTTCCCTATCAGGAGACTGAGGCGACCCGCTACGGTAACGAGTTCCACACCGCTGCGGAGAAGTACATTCGGGACGGCGAGCCACTGCCAAATAAGTTTGCGTTTGCCCAGAAGGTGCTTGATTCCCTGCAAGCCAAGGACGGCGAGAAGCTTTGCGAAAAGAAGTTTGGACTCACTGAGCGGTTGGAAGCGTGCGAGTTTGATGCACCGGACGTGTGGTTCCGAGGGATTGCCGATCTGCTGATTATCGACGGTGATCTGGCATGGGTAATCGACTACAAGACTGGCAAGAGCGCGCGGTACGCCGACGCTGGACAGCTTGAACTGATGGCGTTGGCTGTGTTCGCGCACTACCCGCAGGTCTTACGGGTGCGTGCTGGGTTGTTGTTCGTCGTGAGCAACGAGATCGTGAAAACAAAGTACACTAACTTGGACGTGCGAGCGCTCTGGGAAAAGTGGCTGTCTAAATATCACGCTCTCGACAAGTGCGCTGAACACGACACGTGGAACCCTAAACCAAGCGGACTGTGCCGAAAACATTGCCCTGTCGTCGAATGTCCGCACAACGGAGCACACTGACATGCCATACGTAAACAAGCCAAGACCCTACAAGAAAGAGTACCAGCAGCAGAAAGAACGTGGCGAACACCCGCTGCGCATGGAGCGCCAGCGAGCCAGACGTACTGTCGACAAGAACGGCGTCGACCGTAACGGTAACGGCAAAGCTGACAAGCGCGAAGGTAAAGATATCAGCCACAACAAGGCGCTGAGCAAGGGCGGCAGCAACGCCGATGGGTACAAGATCGAAAGCCCGAGCAAGAACAGAGCGAGAAACTACCAGAAAAAGAAGTGAGGAACATATGCAAATCGTCGAGAACAAGGCTTTGTTACTCCGACTGCGAAACCCAAAACAAGTCACGACCGTCATACCCAAGAGTAAAGAACTTTCAGGAAACCGAGTCCTCGTGAACTGGGGACTCGACGAAGCAAAGATACTCAAGAACCTCAACATCAAAGCGCCGTCTCCGATCGTTGGGAAGTACGACTGGCCCGGAAAGTACAAGCCCTACCAACATCAGATCGACACGGCTGCGTTCCTTACAATGCACAGAAAAGCTTTTTGCTTT